GACGGTCACCTATCGCAATCGTGACAACGGCCAGCGGATCACCGCCGCCGTATTCGCAGCAGATCAGCAGCAGGCGCAGGAAAAGGCTCGAGCCGATGGTCGGATCGACGGCCGCGATGTATGGGAAATCGAGAGCATCGAGCCACATGAGGAAACGCTGGCGCGAGTTCTCATTGCTGAGTTCAGCAAGAAGCAGCAGGGCGGGCACTTTGCCTGCCCCCGCTGCGGGAAGATGACGATGGACTCGGAGAGCGTCACGCACAACGCCCTGAGCCGCCGCGCCACCGTCTATATCTGCGATGCCTGTGGGATGCAGGAAGCGCTGGAGGACATGATGGACAGCCGCACCCCGCTGACCGCATGGGCTATCGTCGCCGCGCCGGGAAACTGGCGCATGGTGGAAGGAGGCAGTGAGTGTGAAGCGTGACGACGAGCTGATGTTCTACACAGAGTGCTGGCGTGAGCTGCGAAGCTTTCTATCAGAGGTCGTGCGGGATAACACAGGCGAATATCCTTTCGCGCAGGATGTCTTGAATCTGATGCGCAGTATCGAACGGAAATATGAGAGGTGCTGATATGAGCAAATCTTGGACGCCCGAGGAGCTGGCTGCTGCCAGTGCCGCGATGAAAGCGGAGGGCCACATGAGCTACGAGGAGTTCTGCGCCGCGCCAGTGTTGCGGCTGGAACACAGAGGCCGCGACAGCTGGGATCGCCCCGTCTACGAGTGCGATGGTCGGCTCTATGTCGATGTCGACCCGCGCCGGAGCAGACCTGCAGACATCTGCACGAAGCAGGGCAACGCCTTTGACGGCGAGCCCTGCGACCCTGTTCCAGAGGGAACGATCATTGAGTTCGTTCCGGAGCGGGATACATGGGATTTTTGAAAGGAAAGCGCAGCGGCCACGCGCAAGCACCTCTCTCGCCGCCGTAGGCGAGTTGCAACACGCTCTTTGCATCGTGGGAGGGTAGACGCACACCAAAGCCGCAAAAAGCGCCACAGCGCCCCGTAAACGCGAAAGCGCCGGAAAATAGAAAAAGCCCCCTCGACAGGACGGTAAAATCCTGCGAGGGGGCTTTCATTGTGTGGGCGGCATTCAGATGGCGGGGCTGTCGATGCTGCCGTCGTCCTCCGTGTCGGTCCGGAAGTTGTTTGCCTTGGCCGCCTCAAAGGTGATCCCGCCACGCTTGTGGTCGGACTTCGCAAGCGAGAGGTAGCCGTTTGCTCCGGCGATGATGATCGCCTCACCAACGCCGGTGGCGGCGGTAAGCCATGCAGCGGCGGCGGTGTAGCCGCTTTTGATGCACAGATACATGAGGAACAGGCATTCTTGAACGATCAGCAGACCGGCCAGCATCGCCAGCAGGCACACGACCTTGCTCCATTCGGCCTTGCGCTTCTTCGCGGCTCTGCGCTTGCGCCTTGCCATCAGCTCAGCCCAAACTTCTGGGCGAAGCGGTAGAGGACGGTCACCAGCTGCTCGCGGGTCATCATGTCCTCCCACATTCCATTGAACTCATCGGAGTTGCCGCCGCGAATGATGCCGTTATCCACGGCCCATTTGCGCGCTTCCTCCGAGTAGGCGGAAGCATCGTTGTCCTGAAGCTCCTTGCGCATCTCACGCCAAAGCTCCTTGAATTTGTTGATATCCATATCGTCATCCTCCTCGTCCATGCCTGCGGAAAGCTGGGCTGTCACCTTTTCGGCGAGGTCGCCCATGCGGGCGTACATCCAGTTCCCGGGGCAGCTTTTGTTGGCAAACCAGCGGTGTACGGTCAGCACCATCTCGTCCGGTGCAGGGGTGTAGGCAAGCGTCTTGTCCTTATCCTCCAGCCAGAGCAGCTTGGTCTTGCCGTTGCGTTTGCAGATGTCGACGCAAAGCGTAATGAGGGACTGATAGACCACATCGCGGAATGCGTACGGCTCTGCGCCATCGGACGCACATTCAATAGTCACCGCCCGCTGGTCGTTTGCGTTGCTGGAGGAACACCAGGATCGGTTTTTCTCCTCGACATACATACCGATGCGGCCGTCCGCGCCGATCCCGTAATTGCAGCTCGCCTCTCTGGAGGCAGGGAGAAAGATATCTCCCAACCGCTCCACGCTGCACTGGCCCACTACGCAGTGTGGCGTGATGCGGTCGATCTTACGGGTCCTCTGCCCGGAGTGATTCGGGCTGAGCTTTGTGTAACTGACAAGAGGGCTATTGCTCATAGGTCATTCCTCCTCGGGGGCGGTATGGTCTTCCTTGCCCTCACCGGAAGGCAGCGCAGTAGGCGCCGCGTCCGCCCCGGGTGTCGCGGTAGAGAGCATATCTTTCAGCTTTTTCAGTACATCAACGGCATAGGCGGTAAAGGCTGCCAGCATAGCCAGCGATACCGCTGTCATCAGGTTTACGGTCTGCCCATCGACCTCCACTACCATCAGATCGGGGTTGAGGTACCCGGCGAAGTAGACCGCGACCAGCGCCGCTGCCACAACTGCACTCTTGATGCAGCCGTTGCGGAACTTCGTCTGATCCCATTCCCCATCAATGATGGCATTGATGGAACCGAGGGCAATGTTCGCGGCGATCAGCAGCACAAGCCCTGCGGCCAGGCGGATGATCGTCATATCCAGCACGTTCATTGTGCGTCCTCCTTACTGCAAAAAGTCGTTGCTGTCCAAGCACCGGCGATAGATCGTCTTGATCCGGTCACTGGTCAGCTCTGTTACATTGTTTTCAAACTCCGGGTGATCCTCGCAGTATCGTTCGTAGGCGGCGATGTCCCGGAGCGTTTGGTCGAAATGATCTTTGGTGTGGCGCTCGCCGTGGAGACATTCATCGCCGAAGCGTAGAATGCGCGCCCGGCAGTTGACGGCCTTTTCCTCGGCCATGCCAGACCGAACGCACTGCAGCTCGCTTTCGAGCTTTCCGACCTTCTCCAAGACCTCGCTGTTGATAGCGCGCCCGAAAGCCTTTGCTATTGCAGACCACGGATTGATTTTGATGGGGGCGAGCTGGAGCAGCGTCAGCAGCATAAACAGCGCACTTCCCCCACCAAACAAAATATCCTTGAGCGTCATCTCTCAATCCTCCTCTGCGCGTGATAAGAAGGGCAGCCCCGCAAAGGAGCTGCCCTCCGTATCAATGCCGTGGTCAGACGGTGACTTCGAGATCTGCCAGGATCTCCTCGACCTGCTTCCGAATCAGGCTCGGAACCTGGTCGATGGTCTTCTTGCCCTTGACGATCAGGGTCGCGTAGACAACTGCCATAACTGCTACCTCCTTTCCCATCAGAATGTATAAAAGAAGGAGCCGAAGGCTTTTCATAAGCCCTCAGCTCCATTCTTGCTATTTTCGAGGATTTCCCGGACGGCTGCTCGCAGCTGGTCGGGAACTTCCTCAATCGTCTTTTTTCCTTTGCGGATCAGGTCTGCGTAGACCTTCACCATGTAATTGCTCGCCATCAGTTACGCGCCTCCTGTTGTAGATGTCACGGCGACGATCTGTTCGTAGACATCGCATAGCGCCATCTGCGTATCGGTGACCTGCCCCTCAAGGCTCGTCACCTTTTCCGTCAATGCCGCCTTGTCGGTCTCCAGGTCGGCTACCTGCTGCTGCAGGGAGGGGATCGTCTTGCCCTCTGCCTCATGCAGCTTGGCTTGTGCAAGATAACCGGCATAGTTGCCGAGGATGTCTTCACTCAGGCCGTCGTACATATTCAGCTCCAAGTGATATTCATCATACACCCACCCGCTGATGGTCAGCTCGTCACGCTTTTCCTCAAACGGCTTGGCGTTCTCATAGAAGCGTACCAGGGCTACCCCCGGCTTATTAGGCTGCTCCTCCAGCGAGAATGCGTTGCTGGGCGCGTTGTCGCCTCTTACTCTCATTTCGCACGACCTCCTTCAGGTGTTTTACTCCAATCGGGTCAATGTACTTCACCCGAATTGTATGACTATTGCAGTGTTTCAGTTGCCCGGCGCGGCTCAGTAGCCCGGAGGCCTGGGCGAACATGATAGGCTTCCCGGCGTCAAGCCGTTTCTTGACGCGGCGGCATTGCCGGGTGAAGCGCAGGAAATTCCGCTTGCGCAGAATGACATGAGTGCGGGAAAAGCGGTAGCCGACCGCGCTCACCATGCGCTTTGCCGTGGGATAGATCTGCCAGTTCGCTTTCATGGACAGGCCGAGCCGCTGCTGCATGAATGCGGCGATCAGCTTCCGCGCCTTGTGCAGATGCTTCTTATTCGGCCCGAGTAGGGTGATGTTGTCCATGTAGCGGGTCATATACTTCACGCCCGGCAGCGTCATGATGTACTGGTCCAGAGACTCCAGGTAGAAGTTTGCCAGCCATTGGCAGATGTAATACCCGATAGCCAGCCCGCCGCCGCAGGATTCGATGATGGAATAGACCGTCCGCAGAAAGCGCTTGTCCTTGATCTTCCGCGCCAGCGCCCAGATCAGCCGCTTGCCGGAGATGCTGGGGTAATACTGTGCGACGTCCAGCTCGGCGGCGTACTTCGTCCCTTTCGGATCATTGCGGAGCGCGCCACGGATCTTCTTGTGAATTCGCTTCCCACCGCGCCCAGGGATGGACGCGCAGGACCACGGGTGCATTCCGCGCATGAGTACCGGTTTCATGGCCGTCACCAGCATCCACTGAATCACGCCGTCCGGCCAGAACGGGACCATTTTGATCTTCCGGTACTTCTCGCTGCTCTCGTCATAGATCTCACGCACTTTCGGCGCGGATGGCACAAAGCTCTCCGTTGCAACAAGCTCGTAGGTCTTTTCGACGTATCCGTCAAGGTCCGCCAGTACGCGGGCGATGTCTCGCCTGTTCCGACGCCCCTTAGCCGCCTCCTGTATGACGCTGCGGATAAAGTCCCGGTCAACCATCTTGTCGTAGAGATAGCCGA